TATTTCCTTTAATAATGAAATCACTTCACTATTGCTTCCATTCCCTTGAAATTTTGATAATTCTTCTGCCATAATGCTATGCAACTTGTCCTCTGGTGCAACAACTTCTCCTTGATGCCTGTTATCACCTATCATTGCAAGTTGTGGTGTATTTGCTTTTACATATCCACCTTGTGCTAGGTACGGAATTTGTGGAACATACACTGAAGGCAACCAGCTAAATGGTTGAAATCCTGCAATAGTAGCATTTCTTATCATTCTTAATGCATTGTTTATAGCATTAAATGGTGTTGCTACCACTCTATTAATTCCTCTTATTAATGAATTTACGATATTCCTAAAAGTATTAGCTATTCCCTGTTGTATACCATCAAATATTCTTCCTCCTACACTAAATACATTTTTAACAGCATTCCATGCATTACTAAATATATTTCCAAACCAAGAAGCAACATTTCCAAAAACATTTTTGATTCCTTGCCATGCTCCAACCGCTCCATTTTTAAGTCCATTCCATAATTTTCCAAAAGTATTTTGTATTGGATTTACTATTGTATTATTAAACCATTGGTATGCATTATTCCATGCATTTTTAATTCCTTCCCAACACTTACTTGCAGTTTCTTTTACAGTATCCCAATTTTTTATTAATAATACTACTATTGCAATTAGTGCTGCTATAGCCGCCACAACCAAAGTTATAGGCGATGTTAAGACTGTTAATGCAGTATTAAATAGCCATGTTGCTGCTGTTGCTGCTGTTGTTGCCACTGTACCAGCAATAGTTGCTGCAGTATTTGCGATTTTTGCTCCTGTATTGACAACCCATTGTGTTGCTTGTTTTACTAAAGCAACTGTACCAGAGGCAATGCTTTTTACAAAGTCCTTCGCATATAATAAATTTAAATATATAGTTTCTGCTTTATCTTTTATTTTTGCAAGTGTAGAACCTGTAATAGCTAATGTTATATTTTTTAATGCATTAATTACTCCTCCTGATTGTGCTATAAATGACATCAATTCTACTGTTTTCCATGCTCCGAAAAATCCTAACACTGCAATTTCCATTCCAGTAACAATACTTTGATTATTGCTCATCCAGTCCCCTATTTTTGTTAAAGCATCTGCCAACAAATTCAGTGTATCTACTATTACTCCACCTGTCCACTTTGCGACAGGCTCTAAAAAATTATTCCAAAACCATTGAAAAATTGGTTCAAAGGCTGTTATTAATGGATTTAAAACAGTTAATGCACCTGCAACTAAATTCAAAAATGCTGGAAGTAAATCTTGTATAGTCCATTTGGCTAATGGGACTAAAACATTGTCATATAACCATTTTAAACCATCTTTTATTGTGGTTATCAGTGGTTGTGCTGCTTCTTTTACTTTGTTAAAAGAATTAATAAGCGGTTCAAAATTAATATCGCCAAATATTTTTCCTATATCACTTGCTTGTTTTTTTAGATTATCTGTTAAATTTAGTCCATTTGTATCTATTTTTCCAGCACCACTACTTGAAGAAGTATCATCACTACTTGTTGTTAAATTATTAATTTCATCTATTCCACGTAATCCTAATAAATCCTTTTTGGCCTTCTTTGCACTATCACCAATGCCACTTACTGTATCACTTGCTTTTGAAGCATCAGATGCTAAATCTGAAACTGTATTAAAACTATCATCTCCACCAGCATTTCCAAAAATCATTTCTGTAAATGATTTAAAAGCATTTGCCAATACTTGAATTTTAGATAGTACCATATTTATTCCTTTTACTATCGGTGTAAATATGTTAATAAATCCTTGTCCTAAAGTTGCCTTTAGTTCGTTAAACCTTAGGCTTAATACTCTTGTTTGGTTTGCCCAACTATCACTAGTTCTTGCAAAATCTCCATTAGCTATATTTAATTTATCTAATACAAATTTATATCTTAAAGCTACTTTTTCTTGTTCTGACATTTTAGATGTTGTTTTTCCATAGCCATTTGCCAATGCATATTGGTCTAGTGCATTTTGTGTCATTACAACACCTAAATCTTTTAATGTTTCTGTTTCACCAGTAAATACTGATTTTAACTTTGTATAAGCTTCATCACTTGATAAATTGTAGAATGAAGCAACATCACCTGTAAGTCCTGTTAAAGTTTCTGACATTGCTAGTGCTTCTTTATTAGAAAAGTTAAATGCTTTTGCCATTGATCCAAATGTACCAACATATTTTTTTGTTACTGTTTGTCCTAAACCAAATTGAGTTATTGCATTTTCAGCAAATCTATTTACTTCTGTATTTAGATTTCCAAAAGTAACATCAACAACATTTTGTACTTCTGTTAAATCAGAGCCCAAATCGATACATTCTTTACCAAAATTCACTATTGCTTTAACAGAAAATGCTGCTACCGCTAGTTTTCCAATTTTTTTTAATGAATTTTCTATTCCTGAGCTTTTAATAGTATTTGTTGCAGTTTTTATTCCTTTATTAAATGGATTTGAATTTAATAATAATTCAAAATCAACTGAACCTACATTTGTACTCATAAACCTACTCCTCCCCTCTTTTTTAGGATAAAAGCAGGTATTGGCTAACTACTCACCACTTGGTCGTGTTGCTCACTCTGTCTTTTTCATCTATATCAATTTTAATTGTTTTCTTACATCGTATACATTTTATTTCGCCCTTACATTGTTCAACTTTTAACAAAAGTTGATTACAGTTTGGGCATCTTACTTCTATCATTTGTTATCACCAGCCATTTCCTTGAATGCTTTTTGAAATTCTGTAATAACTTTTTCATAATCTTCTTTGCTCATTTTCTTTGCTAATTTATTTCTATATTTCCATCTTATATTTTTTTGTTCTTGTGTGAAATTCTTTAACATTTCTTCATCATCTTCACTACGAATTTGAACAACATTTCCGTAGTGGTGTATCTGACATTAAGCCAGATATAAGGTTACACAATTCTGCATAATTCATTGTGTCTATTTCTTTTCTTATTCTTATTCCATATTGTTTTGCTAAACTTGCCTCAATTAAAGGCCAGTCTTCTTCCATGTCGTACCATAATTCTGTTTCATTATTTGTTTTGAAATCGTTTTTCCATTTCCTCATAAGTAATTTCATTTACCTGTGCCATTATTGCTATAATAATAACTTTTAAGTCTGCAACTTTTACTTTCATTCCTTTTATTTCTTCTAATGCTTCTTTTCCTAGTAATAATTCTATTGCTTTAAATAATCCATCTAAACTATCATCTTTTTTAAATAAATCTTGTGCTTTCAACATTGTCTCTGCTCCGCAGTCTACTTCATATGTTTTGCCTTCTGCTATTGTTATTGTTTGTGGTTCATGACTTAATTTTGAACTAATATCTATATTTGCCATTTCAAATTCCTCCTAAATATATTTATAAGAGGCCTTTAAAGACCTCTTACTTTTTAATATCTTATTTTTTTACTGCTTGTGTTGTTTCAACACTTTGTGGTGATGCTTCTGTGTATGTTGGTTTTCCATTTGACATTACATCAAATTCTAACGGAATAACTTCTGTTGATTTTCCAGCTCCCCAGTTTGTTATGTTAAATATTGCATTTTCAAATACTAATTTTGCACCATTTGGAAATGTCCATTGTAAACATCCTTCAACATCTCTTCCATTTTTTAGTGCTAATCCTGCTACATAATCATTTCCAGTATCTCCAAAATTTCTTTTTCCAGAAATTGAAATAGTAACAGATTTAGAAGTCATTAATCTTCTAACCCATCCTTTTTGATCTAATGGATTCCATTCTTCTACTCCATTGTCTAATTTTACTGAAAAACTTTCCATATCAGCTATATCAGTTAAAGCTTCTTTAGTAGCACCAACTTGGAATTGATTTTCATATACTGGATATACTCCTGTTTTTGCTGCCATTATTTTTCACCCTTTCTATATAATAAATTTAATTCTATTGAAAACTTGTAAATATTGTTTTCATCTGCACCTAAATCAATAGGTCCATTATATAAACACTCAATTGAGCAATTATAATCATCAATAAAAAAAGAACTACAGTCTAATAGTTCATAAATCTTATTGGCCATCTTTTCAGCCATATTATAATTTTTTGTCCATCTTAACAGTAATGTAATTGGTAATATTCCATATGTTTTTAAATTTTTATATTTTGAATTATCCTCTAATTGTCTACGATTAGCATACAAAGCAATTGCTTTATCTTGATTTTCATCCATTTTGCCTATATACCATTGGGGGCACTCTGTAATAATATTTTTTAAATAATCCCTTATTTTAGATACACTAATTTTTGCTATCATTATCCATTTCTCCTTTTTAACATTTGTTTAAAATATTTCATTGGTAAATCCTTTTTATTTCCAGTAATATAATCATCAAAATAATACTGTTTTGCATTAGAATTTTTACCTTGTTTTATATGTATTTCTGGGTCGAAATAAACCTTTCTTGCATATACTGCATCTACAACTATTCTAGCAACGCCTTTTATAACTTTTTTATCATCTACAAAAGTGCTATCATTTTGCATTGTACCAGTATCAAATGGCATTGTTTGGCTTTGAATCAAATCTGTTTTTACCGCTTCTGCAGTATCTATCAATGCTAATCTTGCATTTTCTAATATTTCATTTATATTTTTAGTATTATATGTTATTTTCATATTAAACCAACTCCAATGTTGTATGATGAACTGTTCCATCTGGGTTTCTTGGTCTACTTGCTTGATAAATTTCGTATTCTACTTGATTTATAACAACTTGTCCACCACTTATTTTTTTAATATCGGGTGCGATGTCTCCTAGTAGTATTACCTTTCCTACAAGTTCCACTTTTCTTCCATCTGGACTAATTATAACTTTAGTTGTTTCAACAAATCTACATTTTTGATTTTCTAAATTTAAAGAAGCTAAAGGCTCACCATCTTCTGATAAGCCTTCTTGATATATAACTACATCACATTTATTATTTAATAATCTTTCCAAGTGTTTTGGATTTAACCTTTTTATCATATAATCCTATTTGTTAATCCTGTTCTTTTTAAATAGAAAAAGGCTAATTTTGATATATTGAGTTTATCTGCCATATCCTGTGATTCCTTTTCATTTACTGTTAAGTCCCCACCTATAGAATAACTAGATATACTGTTATCATCATATAAACCTTCTTCTTTTATATATTCTGCTTGTAAACAAGTCGCTTTGATTATTAAATCTTTTTGTTGTGTTGTTAAATTATCAAATCCTCTTCTTTCAATTCTTGTTAATGTAGCTTTGTTAATATCTATTGAGGCAAACTCCAAATATTTTTCTTTTTCTTCATCTTCTAATACTTTAGAACCATATTTTGAGTAATCCTCTTTTGTTGCATAAACATTTATCATTTGCAACACCTCTTATTTTTCTTTCTTTTCTAATTCTGCAATTTTTGCTGTTAATTTTTCATTAACTTTTGCTAACTCTGTCTTTTCTTCTTCAATTTTTGTTATTTTTGCTGTTAATTCTTCATTAACTTTTGCAATTTTCTTTAATTCTTTTTCTAAATCTTTAGAAGCCACTTTTTTAGCAGCCCCTAATTTAGAAAAACCTCTAGCTTCATATTGTAATAATTCTTCCTCTTCTATAGATAATATTGCATTATCTTTTTCTATTTTTATTTTAGCCATTTAGAACCTCCTATGCAGCACTATATGTTTCAGTATCAACATCAACATATATACTATCAATTTTATTATCTTTTCCGTTTGGGAATACAAATGTATCAGATAAACTTCTATCTTGATATAAATATCCATCTCCTTCTGTGTGTTGACCAGGATTAAAGTAATAAATACTTGCAATCTTTGGTACTGTTTTAACAGTTAGTGGAGATGCTATTAATACATTGATTTTATGAGATGTACTTGCAACTGGTGTAAATCCATCAGTAAAATCAAATTTATCATAGAATCTTTCATCATCAATTACTTCTATTAATGTTACGCCATCAATATCTGTAATTCTTGTTTCTATACCAATTCCACCTTCTGCAATTTGTGTCATTTCTATTTTTCTTGTGAAGTCTGTAGATTGTTCTAATAAATCCATAATTGTAGAATTTACATATGCAATTAATGCACCTTTTGCTACATATCTTCTTAATTTTCCAGCACTTAACATTGCTTTTAATTTTCCATATACATTTTCTTTTGTATATGAAGACAATGCTGTTGAGCTATGATATCCTTCTAATTTTTGTGCTTCTGTAGCAACTTTAGAATAGAAGTATGCATCCATTTCTGGTATTTGTTGTGTTTTGTGGAATACTTCTGAAATATTTTTAATAGATGCTGTTTCATTTGTTTCATCTACATCTATTTTGTCAATCATAAATTGAATATCTCTATCGTGTGTTAATGTGAAAGGTACATCAGTTTGTGCAAATGTTCCTTTGTTCCATCCACCTAGTCTACTGTGTGATTTATAACCACTTGTGCTCATTTGTGTAAAATGAAATGTTTTTGCACTTAACCATTTAACTGCTGTAGTTACGAATGGTGAAGTTAAAGATTCTTGCTCCATAATTTCTAATAGGTCTGGAGACCATACCTCTGCATAATTTAATGCCATAATTAATTACCTCCTAAAATGAATTAAACCTGTTCCATCTTTTTGTGGCTACAGGCTTTTTGTTTTTTTGATTTTCATCAGAGTTGCTCTGTGTTGCTCCGAATTTAAATCCTTTTTCTTCTTTTTCTTCTTCCTTTGCTATTTTTAACTCAGGAAATTCAGAAATTACTGTGTTGATTTCATCTTCTAGTTTCTTAGCATCTAATACACCGTTTTCTAGAACTTTTGACATATCAACTAATCTTGCTGCTCTTTCAACTTTCTTAACATCAACCCCTGCTTTGGCCATAGCAAGTGCTATTTTGTCAGTATAGTCTGCTTGAACAGTATCTTTTTGTTCTTCTTGTCCTTTGTCTTCTTGCCTATTTTGAGTTTCTTGAACTTGTTTAGAAGTTTCTCCCTGTTCTGCTTTTTCAGCACCTTTGGCATACATTCTTCTAATAAATCCATCTAACTCATCTTGATTTTTGAAAACTATTGAACCATCATTACCTTTTTGGGCTACTTGTTTTTTAGCTTTCTCACCCTCATTTTTGTTTTCAGTTTTTTGCTCTTTTTGAGCATTATCTGTTGTAGTTTGAGTATCTACATTTTCTTTTTTTTCGTCTTCCATATTGGAACCTCCCCCGTTTAAGGTCCGTCGACCATAATTTTTTGCAATAAAAAAAGAGCCTTTTTAAAGCTCTAATTTTAAAAATGGCACAAGTTAATGGATTTGAACCACTACAAACAGTTTTGGAGACTGTTGTGCTACCATTACACTAAACTTGCATATAAAAAAGCATTAGTTTATGCTAATGCTTAATTTTCTATTCTTTTTATTATTTTTTCTGTTATAGGTATTACAACTGGATAACCATATCCATACACGGGTCCGTCAAGCGAACTACCTATTTTGGTGATTTCTACTATTTTGCCACTCTCCAATTCTACTATATCCCCTATACAATATTCCATATTTTTTCTCCTTTTACTTATTCAAATTATCAATTGCATACTGTGCTTCACTTTTTGAAAAACCTTCCACTGATGAAATTAATTGATTATATATTGCTTTACTAGACATACTCATACTTGTTTGATATGTCTTTGCCTTTTCTAATGCATTTTTATTCCAGTCCGCTTCTATATTGTCTATCGCATATTGTGCAGCTTCTTTTGTAAATCCTTCCACTGATGAAGTTAATTGATTGTAGATGCCTTGCTTTGACATATGTAGTGAATTAGAATAAGTTTCTGCTTTTTTTAATGCATTTTTTTCTTCTGCAGTAGGTTCTTTACCTAAAGAATAAACTATATTAATTTTATCTCCTTGATGTACTACTGTATTTGCTGAAATACTTTGACTAACAAAATTTCCCTTTGCAATATCGTTTGAATATTCTTCTGTTATTTTTCCGTTAATTTTATTAGCATCCATCCATGCTTTTACTTCTTCTTTTGACATAGTACTGAAATCTACAATAGTAACTTCTACTGAATTATTTTTTTGATAATTATTAGTTGAAGTATTAACTGTATTATTGCTTTGTGAAGCACCTATAATTATTCCTATTACTATAATAATTATCCAAAACCACCATTTTTTATAAATTGGTTTCTTTTCATTTTCTGCATGATTTGCCATAATAACTTCCTCCTTTTATTCTCAAATCTGTCAAATTATGTCGAAATTAACATACAAATTTCGACAGACTTTTTTTTCTTTCTACTTTATAATATATTAAAGAATATTTATTGTATGTGTTTCAATTGTCGTTCAAAATGGGGTACATACGTAACTTACCAAAATGTTTATAATAGTAATTAGGAGGTTTACTATGAATAGTTTTAAAATACCTATAATTCCATCAACAACTCAACGTTCTGTCAGATTTCCAAATAGTCTTATAGATGATGTTGAAGAAGTAATAAGAGGAAAAGAAACAACATTCTCTGCATTTGTAGTCGCTGCAACAAAACATGCTATAAATGAATTAAAAGAAGAAGAAGAAAATACTAATAATTAATTTTTACTTTTATTAAACTATTTATATTTTTTTGAATATTCTTCTGCTTCTTTTTTCATTACCTATACTTTTTTATTCTCCAATTCCCTTATTGCATTTTGTATGTGAATATTATCTACTTTTTTTACTTCATCTATACTATTAAATTTTTCAAAATTTTCCATTATTTCAACTGCCTCAACTACATCTGGAAGCTCTTTTATATCTTTTTTATTATGAAATAATAAATTTATCATATAGTCGGTGTATGATAACATACACAAATACGATTCTATTTCATTTCCCATCATTAATTATCAATACCTTTCTATTAAAAATACAATAGTAATTTTTTCCTTTTATTTTTATTCCATCATATCCCTCTAACATGTATATCAAAGAACGTTCATTATCATATATTCTTTGTAGTTTTTTAGGAAGTTTTTGTGTTCTTGTACTTATATCTTTTAAATAGTCAATTGGTGAATTAAATTCCAATATATTAGCATCTTTACTTAACTTTGCTCTAATTACTTTACCTTGTCCGTTTCCAAATGTATAATTAAGTGTTTCTGCATCCACTAATTCTCCAAAATATATTCCTCTTCCATATTGACTATTCTTTTTATTGCTATATTTAATATCTCCATACAATGTATTTTTATAAGCCTCTTCTGCTGTTCTTCCCTTATAATCTCTTAAGTATCTAACAATTTCTTTAACTTTTATTTTATCATAATTAGTTTGATTTACTATTTGAGGATGATTATCCATTTTTAGTAGCTTTGATGTCAGTTCTTGAATGTTGTTCTCCTTTAATGTATATTTTTCTATATCTATATTTAATTTTTCAAATAATCTATCTTCTCTTATTTTACTACTTTCTATTTGATTTTGCAATTCTTCGGCCTTATTTTGGTAATTTAATACATTTTCAGGTAATAAACTACCAACAGCTAATCTTTGATATTGCTTCTGTCTTTGTTGCAAATATTGAGTATATCTTTCTTCTTCATTATGATTTTGTTTTGATTTTGTTACTTCTTTTGGTTCTTCATTTATGTCCTCATAATATGTACTAATTCCATGATGACACCTTGGATGGAATAACCCTCCTTCTATTGCTGTACTTAATAATGGGTATTCTCCATCTTCTTCTGTTCCATCTGACCATACATCATCTATATAAACTCTACCTTCCCAAGGTGTACACTTATCACAAGCTCCACCATGTTTAGATACATATACTAATGAGTTGCCTAATTTTTTACGCATTTCACCTTCGCCCATTAGATTAGCTCTTTTATTTGCTGTTCTAATAGCCATATCACAATAATCTGCAATGTTATGTCTTGTACCATTTTTATACTCAATACAATTAAAACCTCTTGCCAAGAAATCTTTACTTGCCATATCAATTGCTTGTTTCACTGTTCCTGCTCCTGTATTAGCAAATACTTGGGCTTTATATATTATTTGTCTGTATTGGTCGTTTGCCATTCTCAAAGTTGCATATTTTACATCTTTCATATCATTTTTTGTGCTTTTTATTAATGCATCTAATTTTCTATGATTTAATCCAAAAAAAGACCCACCCAATTGTGAATCTTCTTTCCTTATAATTCCTAACTGTATTGCTTGTTTATTAGTTTTTCCAGCACCTTCTTTGAATTGTTTTTTTATATGTTTATATAAATACTTATTTAAAACTTTTGTATTATTGTTAAATATCTCGTTATTTGCCTTTTTATAGTCCTCAAATTGTTTTATTTTCAATGCTTGCCATTGTGGCCAATCAAAGCCTTTTACTTTTTCATCTTCTTCATGACTCCATAAAGTTCTTTTCATAGAAACAATTAATTGTAGTTCTATTTCTTCCATTATTTTTTTTATATCGTATTCATTTTGCATTTAATCACCTACTCTAATGATTCCATTATATTAGGTTCTTCTTTTTCAATTATTCCAGCTTCTTCTTTTAATCTTTTTACTTCTTCCTCTTTTTCTTCTTTTGTTAAACTATCACCGTACATCGTATCTACTGTTTTTTCAATACTCATTACATTTTGACCAGGTCTAGCCTTCGACACTGTTTCTACTGTTGCTTCAAAACTTGGATTAGCATACTCTTTAAAATCTACTATTGTTTCGTATTCTCCTGCTATTTTCTTTTGAGCTAAATCATATGTTTTTAAGCATATTGTAACTAACTTAGGAATAACTTTTTCTAATACATCTATTACTTTTCCCCTTGTATATTGAGTTGCTTTTTCTTTTTCTCTTTGAGCATCAGCATTATCTAGTTTCTTTACATCTATTCCTAATGTTGATGGGCTTATTAAACCTTGTAAACACAAATCTAATGCTGTTATATATGACTGTAGCATTCCTTCATAATTAAAGTCTCCTTTTTCTCTTGTAATCTTGCTACTTTCTGTTTCTGATGTTGTACTTCCTGTTTTTGTATATCTATTATCAAATGTGTTAGGTTTTAATAAATTACCATTTTCATCTGTCGGAATTAAATCTTCTGGAATATATGTTATTGTTTTATTATCTCTTAATGCATCTATCCATTTACTCCATACTTCATCGAAACTATCAAAAGCATCTAATTTCTTTTCTAATATGCTTTGCCCCCTACCTTTATATTTCTTTGATTTATTGAACATCATAGGCACAGCCATCATAAATTTAGTATCTGTTGGTTCTTCCAAGTCTGCTGTTTCTGGAATAGAATTGTAATCTTTCATTAACTGGTCATTTTTATATAATTCATATTTTATGCCATCTTTAGAGTATTTTTCAAATAAAGTATAACATGCATCTTTTTTTTGATATTTATTTTTAAAGTTTATTCCTGTTATTCTTCCTCTTGTATATTCATAATCAACATCTTGTCCAGAATAAAATTCTATTATAGGATATTTACTTATATCTGTATCGTAACTTATTTTAAATGCACCATCACATTGTACAAATACATCAATTATTGCTTGTTTTAATGTTTCTTTAAAATCATTTTCTTTTGCAATCTCTTCCCAGTTTGTTTGTGCTTCGTTATTGCCTTTAACTTCTATCTTATTAAAACTATCAACTATTATATCTGCTAACATATCAACTATCATAGCAGGTAATCCTGTATGTATTTTTCTAAAGTTTATACCAGTTGTACTTTGAGCAGCCCAAAACTTAGCATTTCCCATTAAGTCATCTGTTTGAGTATAATATTGATGCAACTCTGATGCATCTCCTCTGTACCACAATAGATTTCTAAAACAATTGCCTTCAAATGTATTTGTTTCTTGTATTGTTATTGTATCTCCTACGCTTGGTTGTATTTCTAACCAATTTCGTATTACATTTTTTATTTTGTCATTAACTGTTCCCATTTTATTCCTCGCTTTCATCTTTAATCAATTTCTTTATTACTTCCCAATTTCCAATTTTCTTTTTATGTGGTAACCAAGCATATTGGCAACCATTTATGCTGTGGTCATTTCCATCTTCTGGTTGGTTATCTTCATCAAATGAATATTTATTACATTCATCTATATAATCCTTGCAAGTTTCAACAATTAAAAAATCACCAGTATTCAACCAACTTTCTTGTAGTTGAACTCTAGTGATTATCTTTGTTTTTTTCCATGCATTTTCAAAATTATATACTAATGCATTTTGTCTTTTAGCTTTGTTTGCTTCCATTATTGTTCCTTGGTCTGCATTATCTATAAAACAAGTTCTTGCAAATCCCCATTCATTTTTGAACTCTTCCATAAATTGTATTATCCACTGAACTACATCTGATGGTGCAAATGGTACTGTTCTTTCTTTATTATTGAATGTTCTTTCTTTTAATAAAACACATTTATTATCTGTTGTTATGCCTATACCTTCTAATGTTACCTTGTCGTGGCTTTCTTTTGAGTATGATGTATCACAACCAATAGAAAATAACTTAAATTTCATTTGTTTTGCTTCTTCTACTGTTATTATGTTTCTAGGTTGTAAATTAAAGCATAGTCCTGTTGCTTTTCCTCTTAGTCCTTGTATCTTGTTTTTATATAGTTTCGTTCCTATTGGGGCAACTGTTTTTTTCTTTTCTATTTCTTCTTCTGTTAAGCCTTTATTATCGTAAAAAGTAAAAAACCAATATCTATAATTTTTCTTTGGCTCAACTTTATTTAGTTCTTTCATTATTTCATTAGGTACGTCATTAGCATATTTTTTATATGGTCTAGCATGATTTATTACTTCATCATAAATAGGCAAGTTTGGATCATCTGGATTTAATGTTATACATAAATAATCATTTCTTGTTAAAATCTCTCTAACAAAATCTATGTCTGCTATATTTCCTTCATCTATGTATACACAGCCATATTGGCCCCCTAAGGCATTTTCCCATTGGTCTTTATTTTTATAACTTAATACATATATAATTTTGTTTTCAAATTTTATATGTGGAAACTTATGGTCTTTGTCGCCATTTCCAAAGTATGTGGCATTTTTATGAATATCTAAAATTCCATTGTCTTGATTTATTATGTTTTTTTCTGCAACTCCTGTTGTTCTGGCTGCAATTATATGTTCTTTTTTGTTAGAAGCTGAAACCATTTCCATAAATTTTATTCCTGCTGCTATTGTTGTTTTTCCTGATGCTGTTGTTCCTTCTAATACATCAACATCAACATTATCTGTTGTGTTGCAAAAATCAATATATTTTTCAGATAATTCAAAGTCTTTTTCTTCGTTATTCACTTAGTCCTTCACCACCTAATTGCTTGCAAATATCTGCAAACTTTTTAGAAGGCTCAACTTCATTCTTTATTCTTTCTGTAGGCTTATATCCTGCCCTATCAAGAACATCTTTTACTGCTTGCATTTTTATGTATTCATTATTTGATTTTAACAATTTCTTTAATTCTTTTTGAGCATCTAATGCAAGTGAACCAAAATTTTCTTTTATATTGTTCTCTATTTCATTTTTAAATTCTTTATCTTTTTTCCAGTTGCATATTGTCTGTTCTGTTATTTTTAATTCTTTTGCTATTTGTTTTTGTGTTTTATTTTCTATAACCATTAAGTTTATACATTGCATTTGTTTTTCGCTTAACATTGGTTCACCCCTTCCTAATTAAAATTTATTAAAATTATTTTCTTTTAAATTGTTTTATCATTACATCTATTATTGCAACAAAAATAAAAAGAGTAAATGCTATTGCTATTACTCCTACACAACTTAATATTATTCCTAAAAATATATTCCACATAGTCTTATACCTCTTTTCCTGTTACTTTGTCTACTATCTTTACTATAACATCTGCTTCCCATACATAATAACTTCCAATTTTTGATACTTTTTCGTTTTGGTTTTCTAATATTACTTTTTTCTGTTTTGAATTTAATTTTCTATTTGCTTTTATTTGACTTATTTGTGAATTATCACATTCGTATCCTTTTTTATTTAATATATTCACAACTAGATTATTCTTTGCTTGAGCTATTTTTACACTGAGTTTTTTTAATTTCTTTGATTTTACTTTTAGATACATTTTCATTCTCCTCTACTTTATTAAGCATTTATCTTTAATCCTGTACGGACAAAATACTTTACCTTCTCTTAGATTAGTAATTTCTAAAAAAGAACAGTTTTTACACTGTTCTGGTAATTCACTTTTTATTTGTTTTAATTTCCATTTTTCATTATATTTTTGCTCTTCTTCTATCATCTCTAGCACTTCCTCACAACTGTCAAATTTACATACTTTGCATTTTTTGTTCCCGTTTGGGCATATTTTATTATCTATTAAACATTGAACCATACTCTATTCCTCTTCTGTGCATGTTAATTTGCCATCTATTCTTCTTACTATTTTGCAGTCTATATTTTTTGTACAAGTACTGCAGTTATGTTCTTCTTTAAATTCCTCTATTTCTTCTTTTGACATATCTTTTCCTCTTTTCTCTTATTTATAAAACACTAAATCATATATTCCCATTTATATCCATAAACTGTATTACATCTTTTTTTACAACATTGTCTTATTACCCACTTATTGTATGGTGTATTATGTTCTAATTCCCATATATTTTGCCATATTTTAATAATTACACCTTTTTTGTTTTTTTGTAATATTTTATATTTGCTCTTTTTTTTACTCATTTTTTCATTTCTTTTTCCGTAATTGCAATTATATTTTTTTGTGCACCATTCAAGATTACTAACTACATTATTTCTTTTATTTTCGTCTTTATGGTTCACACATTCTAATTCATTTGGATTTTCTATGAAACTTTCTGCAACTAATCTATGTATTTTCTTTATTTTTCCTTTTCCGTTTTTATAAAGTATTACATAATTGTATTCACTATATTCGTTTGGTTTTAATATCATATTTCTTTTTAAAGATTTTACATTTCCTAAATTAGAAATTTGATATTTGCCTTCATATCCGTTTTATATCTTTCCATATTTCTTTCATTTAAAATAACCTCCCATTATTCTCTCCATATTTAGACAACAAAAAAGCACAGTGGAGTTCTGTGCTTGTCGGGAGCTACCCTATTTTTGTTAATTGGTCTAGTTCGAAGGAGTTGAACCTTCAATCTCAGGTGTCCAAGACCCGCATCTTACCATCAAGACTTGACCTAGATATTAGAACTCGCTAGGGAAGTTCTGTTATTATTTTAAGGGGTTTGTTAAAGAACTACTTTATATTATCAGTTACCTAGCATACTGGTAATAACATAATAAAAAGAATAGACATTTAAAACATCTACTCTTCTCATAATTTTATAATAATAAATGCGGGTTAATTTTGTCTTTCGACAATTTTACTATTGTTATTATACTATATATATTTGTATAATACTACGATATATTTACGACATTTTTACGACATTTATAATTTTACCATTTTTTCTGTTGCTTTCTCTATTATTCTTTGTATATGTCTACCGCTTCTTGTTTGATTGAATAATTGAAAATATAATCTGTTTCCTATATCTTCTGCTGTCATTCCTTCCACATAATATGCTGTTAATATTTCTCTTTCTTTAAATTTTAGCCCCTCTAGTCTATCTTCAACTGTATCTACTTTTTCTCTTAGTTCTCTGACTTCTTCTTCTAATCCTTCTATTTTGTTTTCTAACTCTATTCTTTTTGTATCATTTTCTTCTACTTTTCTTGATACTTTATCACTTATTTGATTTTTACTATGTATATCTTGATTATCTCCATATGATGATGTTAAATTCGTGTCAGAATCTATGTATTTTAATTTTATTCTTGCTGTTTTTAATTCTTTAAGCTTAATATTTAATCTTGCCTTATTTTCTTTATATTCTTTTAATAACTTTATTAAATCTTCTCTAGTCATTTCTTTTGTGCCCTCCTTGTTTATTTTTTATATTTTCTCTTATCAATTCATCTTTTAAGTCATCTAAAATCTTATATGCTCTATTTAATTGTGCTTGATTTTGTTTTCTTTTTGTTATGTCTAATAAGTTTATATTCTCTAATTCTTTCATTGTGTCTATTACTATGTTGTATATATGATTTATTGTCATTTGTATCACTCCATTCCGTTATAATAATCTCCTAAATTTATTTTATGATATGTATCTCTGTCAACGGTTACCCATATTGACTTTATTTTTCCGTCGATTTCTTTTTGAATCTGTATTCTATAACTTTCTGGATGATATTGTGGTATTAGTGATTTTCCACAACTCATCATTGTTGTGTATGCTGAATGATATTTTTTATCAATAACTTGTCCTTCTTTTATTCCATAATCTTTTTCTTCTTTTATTGTAATCCAAATTACACTACATAGTATTATGAATAAAATTACAACAATTCCAATTACAAATATTTCTATTATACCTTTTTCAGATTTCATATATTTTTACCTCTCTTTCAAATATTTATATATTACTCTTTCTACATAAGCTAATGCTTCATAATTGCTTATGTATCTTCCATCGTGTCTGTGTCTTACTGTACTTCTTATTATCTTTATTTCTTGATTATATTGTCTTTTATACATTGTTGCTAATTGATTCTTGCTTAATCCTTGCTTCCATTTTTGAATTATCTCTTTATCTTGCATACTACACCTCTTTAGAAACTCTTTAGATGTAGTATGCTCTTTTATTTATTTAATAATTCTTTTGCTTTATTTTCAAAATATTGTTTTATACAGTTATCACAAGTTTTTCCATTGTCTCCTGCATAATATTTACATTTAGTTGTTATATCTAAATACTCGCATAAGTCACTATCACTTGTTGCTATATGATTTGCCATTAAATCTATTATTTTGTCTTTATTTTGTAATTGCTTGTTTAATCTTGAAAATTCTTCCTTATATAGACTATATTTTTCTAATTTTTTAACTTCTTTTACTCTGTTTCTTAATTTTCTTAATAATTCATCATTATGTTTCTTTAATTTATCTATTTGTTTGTCTTTTTCTTCTAGCATAGATAAAACTGTATTAAACTGTTTCACTCTATTTTGATATAATTCAAGTTCTTCATCATAATAATCACAATCTGTTGCTTCTATAAATTTGATTTGTTCTTCAAAATATTTTATATGTTTCTTAAAATATTCTATTGCTTCTTGTTCTTGCTTATCAACAGCTTTTATTGCTTCATCTAATTCTTCTAATGTAACTTTTTTTAAATCTTTTAATACCTCTTGTTCTGTTGTCATATGTTAGTCCTCCAATAATATTCTGTTTTCTTTAAATACTTCGTATAGAGTTTGACCTTTATTATTCATAACATATGGTAAAAATATCTGTTCCATTTCCACCATTTCAGTTTCCAATATTGCCATTTGAGCATCTATCCAATCTTTTATTATTCGCCACGCAACTTTATTTGCTTGGTCAAAGGTATCTTTAACTTGGTTATTGTTTTTTCTTTGATTTTTTAAAACTTGTAAAACTCTGTCTGTATTTGAGGGTAACCTAATACCAAATTCTCCTCTGGAAGTCATAATTTTAAAACTTAATCCTGTTACATTTCCATTACTATATTCTGTCATAATCGCAGTAGCCCCATGTTTACTTAATAATTCTTGTATTTCTCCTATGGTTTTATTTACATTTATAGTTGTTGTGTAATTTTTTATGGCCATTTTTATTTTCTCCCTTCTAGTAGTTCTTCTAACTCTAATATTCTTTCATTAATTGCTTTTATTCTGTCTATATCTTTTACTTTATTACAAGTTTTTAACATGTTTTTATATTCTTCTATCTTGTCTTTTACTTTTTGAACTGGAATACTGTTTTTTATACAATGATTTTTAACTACTACACTATTATTTAAATTTTCATAATCATTTTTTAATTCTTCATTCTCTTTTTGTAGTTTTTCTATTAAATCAATTCCGCCTTTTATCATATTAGCTATTCCTATTTCTCCAGACTGTATTGCTCCACTATATACTGCTTTTAAATCTTTTAATTTTTCTGTTTCTTCTTCGTTCATACTATTTTCTTTCACTTAAAACACCTCGATTTCTTCTGCTTTTTCTATACTAACAGTTTCACAAACTTTTAAATTAAAGAATGTAAATTCTTCTGTTCTATAATCTATCTTTAAATCTACTTCACACATTGTTTGTTTTAAACATTCAAATATCCATAAAGGTAATTTGATGTATTTAGGATAATTATGATACTTTGAAACATAATCATGTATTCTATTATTAACAATACATTGTAATTCCAAATATTCAATACTATCTTTAGTTGTTCTTTTATTTATTGTTTCTTTCACTATGTATCACTCCTCTCTTAATTTGTTGGAAATAAAACTATACATTTTTGTGCTATGTCTTTGTTATTTTCATATATTTCGCCTTCAAGTTCATTTTCATCATTTATATATTCTTGATTTAAAAATTCTCCACTCAAAGTATTATTTGGAATGTAATAACCTTTGCCAAATCCTAATGTTCCTTCAAGTGGACTATAATAATTTCCTTCCTCATCGGCACTTAGTATAACTTCTGAATCCTCATCTTCTAATTTCAATTTTTCTATCAATTCTTTAACTTTCATATCTTATTTACTCCTTTGTTTTTTATATTTTCAATTAATTCCCAACTAGGTAATCCATATTTTTTTATTGATTTTTTATTTTGTTTTAAATAATTAATAACTATATCTACATCAATTTGTCTTACATCATTGTCTTCAAAACATACAAGGAAATAAGCATTGCATCCTGCATTTTTACATTTTTTTAATTCATTTGTTTGCTTTAAATCTTTTTTTACAATATGCCATGTATCTGTTTTACATTCTTTTGCATCAAAACAGTCATGTCTGCTTGGTAAAAAAATCTCATAATCAAAACACTCACCTTCCAAATATGACCCTTCTGCTGTTCTTTTTGCATAATTTTTATGTCCATGAAAACCCAGTTTTTCTATATACTCTATTACTTTTTCAATTTGTTTTTCAAAACTTCTTCCTTTTTGCATTTTTATGCTCCTTTGTATAATAATCTATTTAATATTTGACTTGCTTCACTTTTGGTTAGTTCACTAACATCTAAATCTTTGCACATTCTTTTTATTATTGTTTTTTGTTTTTCACTAGCTTCTGATTTTCCCCATTTTTTTATTTGTTTTACATCCCATATGTATTTTTGTTCCACACAATTTTCGCATAAATATGTATAAGCTAAATCAAAAGCTTCTTGCATTTTCATTTTTTTACCACACAATGTTGTTTCTCCCAATTCATCTTGTGCTGGAATTATCAATCTAAAATTTTTCAAAGTACATACAAAATCACCATTTGGCATTTTAAACCAATTTACATTATGCGTATTATAATCTTGGCCTTTTGCCCAAAGATTTACTATTTCTATATTTTTTATCCAACTTTCAGGTACATCTGATATTTCTTGAATTAGATCTGGTAAGTCAAATAAATCTCCTTGAATTTCATCTTGTTTTGATTTTGGTACATTTTCCATATCTATTCCCAATAGTGTTGGTGCTGTACAAAGATTTGCTTTTCCTGTTGTCCCTACTAAATCTATTAATATTAATTTTTCTTTTCCTGGATAAAGTCTTAAACCTCTGCCTACCATTTGTGTATATAAAGAGCTGTTTGAAGTTGGTCTTGCAATCATTACAGTTTCGACAAGTGGCATATCAGTCCCTTCTGTAAATATCATACAATTTACCAAACAAGGTATTTCTCTATTAGTAAATTTTTGTATTAATTCTGCTCTATTTCTTGTTTCTGCTGTAACCGCTACCGCTCCTGGTATAAGTTTTGCAATATTCTCTGCATGTTCCACAGACGTTGCAAATATTAAAGTTTGTCCTTTAGCATATTTTTGATATGCTTCTAATATTGCTCCATTTAAAATATCCGTGTTCATTGCTTTATCTAGTTCACCTGTTGCAAAATCTCCCATTCTTCTTGCTACTTTTGAAATGTCATATCCTATATTTACTCTTAAACATTTAATGTCTGTTAAGTATTTATTTTTTATAGCCCATTTTAAATCTTTTTGGAATATTATTTTTTGAAACACATCATCTAGTCTTACGTTATCACCTCTGTTAGGAGTTGCTGTAAATCCTAATAAAAGTCTCGGTTTGAAATACTCTATTATTTTTTTATAACTTTGTGCTGCAGCATGATGTGCTTCATCTATTATTATCATGTCAAACTCATTTGGCTTGAATTTTTCTAGTCTATGTGTTAAACTCATTATTGAAGCTATTACGACTTCTTCTCCATTGGAATGCTGACTAGCCATCTCTATTCCAACTGGACAATCGTAATATTTTACTGGTTGTGTTATTAGTTCTTCTCTGTGTGCTAAAACTAATACACGGCCTTTTCTTTTTATGTTTGTAAATGTTGCAGTTTTACCTAATCCAGTAGCCATTTGAATTAAGTACGAACCTGGTTCTAATTTATCTATTATTTCTAGAACTTCTTTCTGATAGTCTCTAAGTTTTAAATCCATTAAGTATCTCCTCCTCTGTTGCTGGTATTCTTTTTAATATTTGATTTAATGTATCTAATAATTTCATTACATTGGGCAAATACTTGTCCACTTCTTCTATATGTTCTTCTATGTAATTACAACCATTGTAGTATCTCTGTAATGTAGTATTATATAGTTCTTTTATTTTTTGCATTTGTATTCATCTCCTATTTTTCTGGTATTTTATAACTACTTTTATTTTCAGCAAGTTTTGAAAATATATCTAGCAAAATTTCCTGTGCTCTTTCTTCTTTTTTGAAAAAACCTAATGCCACCCTCACTCTTTCATTGGCACTTAATGTTACTATTGAAAAACCTTCTATTATTTGCTCTTTTTCTTCTCTATAATCCCTTTCAATTGAAATGTTTATCAAATTATTAGTATTAACTATTGAATATCTGCTTTGACTTAATAGTTGCATTTTTTATTTCTCCTTTCCGTATTTTTTAGTAACTAGTTTCGGAATAACCCGAAACCAAAAAAGTTTGATATTTCAATACTTCTATATTAAGGTTACGGAATTACGGATAATTTTTAATTGCAATGTTATATATATAAATAAAAAAATTTATCTTTATAAAAAATTTTTTTATAATATATATTTTTTTATTTATCCGTAACTATATATATTTTTTTATTTATAATTAGCTTTCTTCTAGGTTTTTACTAGTTTCGGATTACACCGTAACTTTGCCGTAACAACCCGTAATTGCCGTAACTATTTATCAAAATAAATATTTTTAATTTTAATCAGCCTTTGTTGAGTTCCATTTATCTTTTGATTCTGTGTATATTCATTTGTTTTTTCATCTCGTATTACATACCCTTTATCAGCCATTTTTCTTTTTATTCCGTTCCAGTTTATTTCATTATCTCTTAATATTTCATATAGTTTATTAGGAATAAAATAGTAATACATAATATTACCTTGCCCATCTGTAGTCTTTTCTATTTTCCCCCAAACTTGTCCACTTGGTGGAAAAGTATTATTACTATCATAAAAATTATTAATATTTGCATTTGCAATGTCGATTATTAAATCTATATACCTATTCGCTTCATCTATATCTTTAGAAAAATAATCTTTTGCTTCTTCTAAAGTTATCGAATTATCTTTGAAAATCATTTCTGAGGCAATTTTATCTGCAATTAATATAGTTGCTATAGCATTTATTTGTTTAGGCGAATTTTGGTCTTTTTTTAACATTTCGACCATATTGTTATACTCATCAAATAAATCATCTTTATTCTGAATAATATTAATAAATTCTTTTCCTGCAAATCCATAGTTATTTAAAATTAAATTTACTACTTCATTACCATTTTCAACAATTTTTTCGTTTTCTTCTATTTCAATTACCCTATTTTTAACACCTTCTTTAGATGCTGAATTTGTAATTGGTTCTTCTCCTGAAACTATAATTATATTATCCCATTCAGTTGTTTCTGTTAATCCACCATCTACAGTTCCTCTATCTCTTCCTTTTCCTTCTGTTAACTCATATATTAGAGTGTCATATGTCTTATATTTTGTTTTTGTTATCTGTAATTCGTCTAATATTAGTGGCATATTTCTTAAAAAGTTACATAGTCTTTCTGAAGCCACTTTTGTACTGTCTAGACTAGATAATATTTTCCCTTTTGCTGGATTTCCCCATATACTTGCACATATCATTTGTGCTACAGTTTTTCCATTACTAGATTTTCCCCACAAATGAACTATAAATGGATTTATTTGAAAAATTTTTACTAACACACTTGCAAATGAACTTGCTATCATAAATCTTAATGTTCTGCTATTAGCTCTAAGTTTTTTTATTTCTTCTTTCCATTTTCCGTAATCTCCTTTTTCAGTAACTGATTCAAATATGTTTTTATATGCTATATCTCCATCATATTTATATTTTAAGGTATATGGTATAAAATCTTTATTCATCCACCCTAAATGTGTTATTCCGTCTGTTATTTCTAAATTATTTAATTCTATAACATCTGCTAAATAAGAAACTAAATTTTTTGCATTCTCTGAATTTACTTCTATTCCTCTATTTGCTAACTGAATTATTGCTGTATTACTAGCAATGGTTTTTCTTTCAACTATTGCATATTGCCACTTCTTTCTTTTATAAAAAGCTAATTTGACTTTTTCCGTATTTGTATCTATGTTATTTATTATTTCAATTGGTAATATAGGATGAGGACATGCTTTTATTTTTGTTGAAGGCATTGTAGGATTATAATCAATTTTATAAACTCCCGTATCATCTGCATTCCATTGTCCACATTTTATATTTTCTATTGGACAATCTGTGAATTTTATTACATTACCACCTTTACTTTTTAATGTTTGTATATATTCTTGATTCTTTTGTTTGAAAATACTATTAAATGCTCTTATAACTTTCAATTCTTTTGCTCTGCTCCTAATTTTTTCAATTATTCTTGTTTTATTTGGCGAATTAGGAAGAGCTATAAGATAATCAAAAATATTATCCTCCAAAATACTCTCTTCATTTAATTCTTGCAAAGTATAAGGTGGATTTTCTTCAAGCAATTTTTGTTCCAACTCTTTGTTCAATTTCCTTGCACCACCTTTCTTCTGTTTTCTCAAACCATAACCAATCTTCTTCTGTTCCGAAAATTAGTAAGTCTATGTAATATTCAACCATATCTTGTTTTTTGTCTTTTTCTATTCCTTTTAAAGTATGTAAATAATTACATAACATTTGTAATGTTTCATTATGCCATTTTTTAAATCTATCTTTTGCTTGTTGTATTTGCTTATATCTATTTATTTCATTACTTGATGTTTGTCTTCCAAAATCAATTCCTAGCCCCAATATATTATTTATTTGTTTAGCACTTTCATAAGCATTTATATTTAATAATTTTGAAACTAATGTTATACTGTCTCCACCTTCACCACAACCAAAGCATTTAAAAATTTGCTTTGATTGTGATATTGAAAAAGAAGGTGTTTTTTCTTTGTGGAATGGGCAACATTGTTTCTTTTTTATTCCAAAATATTCTGCTACTCTAACAATATCTGCTCTTTCTTTTACCTCTTGTATCTTATTCATAACTTACCTCCTAGAATGGTAAATCATCATTATCAGAAGCTACTGAATTTACAAAGTCCTCAAATGCCTCTCCTTTTTCTTGTAATTTTTTAGGATTTGGTATTTTGGCTTCTTCTACTTTGTCATAAGATAATGCATAAAAAGGTTTTACAACATTATGTATTTGTCCATCTTGCCCTTCAAATTCTTCTTCTCTAAACACAAAACCGACTTTTTTATTTACTAGTTCTTGTTCATTAAAATTAAATTTAAATCCATTATTTGAAGCTTCAACAGAAGTTATCAAACCTTTGAATTTTGGATTTGTAGTTCCTGGATTATAACCTTCTGTAAATACAGTCCAAATACCACTCCATTTTGGATTATCCCTATTATCATTTGCAAATTTCTTTTGATAAAAATCTTTATATTCTCCTTCTGCAATATCAAATCCTATTTTTAAATATTCTTTCCCTGCTTGTGTTTTTTCACAAACTACTTTTTTTATTAAGCATTTATATCCTCCTGCTGGTAAAGTTTCAAATTCTCCAAAGGCTTTTGCCTCATCATATCCTTGTGGTTTATTCATAATTATTTTCCTACCTTTCCTAATTCATAATATTCTCTTATAGTTGTATCAACTATTTTTAAATCGTTATCTATTTCCTTATCCTCGAACATTTCAAGCGGTGTTTTGCAAATATCACTTCCATCACTTTGTGTTTTAAAATAATGTTTATTATTTTCAGTCATACATCTTAGTGCTATAGTAAACATTCCCTCTATACATACTTTTTCATCTAGCAATTTGCCTATTGTTTTGGGTTTTATGTCTCCAAAATCGTTTTTATCTTCGTGCATAATAAAATACACTATTTTATCATCTGATAATTTGTTTTTTACAAATTCTATTAGTCCCCAAAAATGGTCTCCTATTTCATTGTATAGATTAAATACTCCATTTCCTCCACCTGTAGCACTATGTTTATTCATAAAATGATTAGTTATTAAGTATCCTGCATCATCAATAACTATTGACTTTTTCTCTGTATTAAATATTGCTTTTAATATAGTTTGATAATCATCTGTACATATTGTACTTTCAAATTTTTTCTTAAATGGTAATGGTTTTTTTAAAACATTTACTAATGCCAATTCTTTTTCACCAAAATTTCTTAAACTTGTTGATTTTCCACTACCACTTTTTCCGAATTAATAACACTGGCATTCCCATTTTTTTCCTCCTTTAACATTTTTAATATCTCTTCTAACTTTTCATCATCATTTCGATTTTCCCATATATATTTACATACGTTTACAACTTTTCTATCAAATAAATCTATTTTTGATATTGCTTTCAATTCGAATTTAGTAAACTTATTATTGCTTTCTGGTTTGCCAAAAATATAATTCATTGACTCTATTTCTTCTTGTTTATACAGCTTCATAAAATCTTTTACTTTTTTCTTATCTAGCATTTTATATTCGATATAATCATCATCTACTTGTATGCCATTTTTTTGATAAATTTTTCTTATTTTGTCTATCTTATTCGTAATGCTTCACCTCTTTCTTCATAATGTGCAAACATTATGTTTTCCCCTGTATCTAATGCTTGTCTTATTTTTGTATTATCGGGTTCTACTTTTAAATATTTTTGAGGTATATTACTATAATCTTCATCCACCCACAGTGGTGCTAGTCCACCATTTTTTTGTATTCCAAAACTAAATTTAGCTGTTTTAAATTTAGTTTTTCCTGTTTCTATCATAACTTCTTGTAATTTATCTTTTAGTAATTTTGCTCTATTTTCAAAACTTTTTTGTCTTGCTTCTAGCCTTAATTTCTCTTGTTTACAAATTTCTGCATCTCCTAAAAGTTCTTTAATTATTACTGCATAATTATCTGCTTTCTCTTCTATTTCTCCTTCAATACTCTCTAATGTATCTAATATACATTGCTCATCAATTTCTTCTTCATGCAGCATACTTGCTATTTGTTTATAATTTTCTTTTAATTCATATAATTTGCTCATTTCTTGACCTTTCTACCATTTTGCTGTATAATAACAGTAAGATGGATTTATCTAAATTCTTATTTGCTATACATTTTCAATTGGTGTTGGGATGTATAGCATTTTTAATTCAGTATTAGTTCTTTCTAAAAGACTTCTTGCACTTCTTTCTTGTCGTTCAGTTTCTGAATTAAATAACAATTCTTTTGAATAATCTTGAATATTAAATATTTGCATTATTCTATATAAATCTTGCATATTATTTTTCTCCTTTCTATCTACCATTTTTCTTATCTTTTTCTAATGCTAATCCTATTGATATTCCACAAAATATTGCTAATGCTACACTAAACATATTTATCACTTCCTTTCTATTAAAATCTTTTGTAACAATTGTAATGTTGTTTCTGCTTCAATTCTTTTCTTTTTTTCTTCTTCAAATAGTTTTACTGGAACAGAGTCGTCATCAGTTGCAATTTTATAATATCCACCTTTTGTCATAAAATGTTTTAATTGATTCGTTCTACATAATCTTTTAACTTCTTCGACTCCTATTCCGCTTTGTCTTGAATATTCTTCTGCAGAAATATATTGTGGTATGTTCATTATAATCACCTCCGTTATTTGGTTAATTTTTCTTAACTTTCTATGTTAAAAAAATATAGTCCATAAAATTATAATTATTAGCAATACAAAATTTTATAATACCACCTATTACTTTTTTTCCAGCATTTTTTCCATTACTCTTTAAAATAATATTTAATTGATATTTGCTGATGCCTATATTTTTAGCCATTTCTGTTTGATTTCCATTAAATTTTTCTTTTAATAATGTGGTAAATGATTTCATATTAATTTCCATATTTTCACCTCTTTTCTTGGTTAATTTTTTCTAACCATTTGCATTATATAAAATTTAAAATTGTATGTCAATACTTTTGGTAAATTTTTTTTAACTTTTTTTGTTGACTTTTTTTAACCATTGATATATACTATATTTGGAGGTCTTTTTTATGTTTGATAAAAATAAATTTGCACAAATTTTAAAAAATATAAATGAAACTTATATTAGTCAAAGAGATTTTTCTAAAAAATCCGAAATAAATAGAACTTATCTATCACAATATATGAATATGAAATTAGATGAACCACCAAAACCTAAAATACTTGAAAAATTAGCTGATGCTTCTAATAATATTGTGTCTTATGATGAATTAATGCAAATATGTGGTTATGTTTCAAGTAACTATTATAAGCAAATATATGAATTAGAAGATAATTTAAAAATTCTAGAAGAATCCTATTTAGATAAACTATCTGCTGTAAAATTATCTAAAGAAGAAGAAAATGTTTTTGAGGACTTAACAACTATTATTCATTTTTCAGATTTTAAAAATATTTCAACAATTGAATTTGATAATAAAATAAATTCCTATTTTGATAATATGGATTATTTAAATGAAAAATCAATAGCAAAAATTAGTCAAAAACTCAAAATATTTATTCAATATGGTATTGAAATGAAAAATTCTCTTGATACTATAGGTCATTTAAGATATAATACCACTTCTTCTAATGTTTCTAATAACATAAAGAATAATTATTTATTTAGTATACCAGTCCTAGGCAAAATCGCAGCAGGACAACCAATACTAGCAGAAGAATATTTAGAAGGCTATTTACCTGTTGATCCAAATATATATGGAATGACAACGCCTGATGACTATTTTTATTTAAAGGTATCTGGAGAAAGTATGAATTTAAAAGTTCATAATGGTGATTATGCATTAATTCATAAACAAGACTATGCAGATGATGGTGATATTATTGTAGCAATTGTTAATGGAAATGATGAAGCTACCCTAAAAAAATATAAACGAATTAACGAAAATACAATTGCACTTGAGCCTATGTCTACACTACCTATGGAAACAATCTATATTGATTTAAAAGATAAAAATTTTAAAATCATAGGAAAGGCAATTGGACAATTTGGAAAATTCTAAACAAAAGATAAGTAGAAATACTTATCTTATTTTGTAAGGAGGAAATTATATGGCTAAAAGAACTAATTTTGAAACTAATGGAAAAGAATATTTTAGAATAACAAAAACTATTGGTCATAAAGCTGACGGAACACCTATAAGAAAACAATTCTATGGAACAGGAAAAAAAGAAGCTGAAGAAAAAGCTACAGAATATATGAATAAAATAAAAAATGGTCTAGCTTTAGATTTTGAAAATATAACTATTGATGAATTAATAT